AAACCCGCCGGCCAACGACGACCGGCGGGACACACGAAACACACACACGATACACTAACATGGACAACGTAAAAACAAACGAGATCGCGGTCGCAGAGACCGCCACGAAATCGCCGATTCAGTTCGGCCAACACGGAGTGCAGCTCCAATCAATTGACGAAGCCTTCCGCTTCGCCCGGGCCGTTGTCGCGAGCGGCTGGGCGCCGAAGGGCATGGAGAAACCCGAGTCGGTAATGATCGCCATTCAGTTTGGCATGGAGATCGGGCTGACGCCGATGGCGGCGCTCCAAAACATGGCCGTGATTAACGGTCGCCCGGCGATCTACGGAGACGCGGCGCTGGCGCTGGTTCGCTCCAGCGGGCTGCTCGTCTCCTACAAGGAGACCGAGGTGGGAGAGCCGGGCAAAGACACGCACGGCTTCACCGTCACGGTGCAGCGCCGCGGATTCGATGCAGCCAGCGAAACGTTCACGGTGGGCGACGCCAAGGCAGCGAAGCTATGGGGCAAGGCCGGACCATGGACCGACTATCCCAAGCGGATGTGCAAATTCCGGGCACGCGGATTCCTACTGCGTGACCAGTTCGGCGACATTCTCAAGGGACTGCGCACGGCCGAGGAAGCGCGGGACATCCCAGCAGAGATAAACGTGACGCCGCTGGCCGACAAGCTCGCGGGCGGACTATCGGAGGCGATCAGCAACTAATGAAACCACGCGAGAGAACGTCAGGAGTGCCGACCCGTCGCAAAGACGTGCACCTCGAAATTGCAAAGCCGAAGCGGAGGCAGGCCGTCGATGAGACGACTTACAGCCGAAACAAAATGGGCATCGCGGTGGACAGTCGCGGGCGATTCATCGGGCGGCGCGACATCGAAAAAGGCGCGGCACATTTCTGGAACTCACGCAAAACAAAAAACACATGAACGACAACGACACGAAAGGTCAGGCAATCATCAACGCGGCGACGGAGCAATTCCGAAGCCTGCTCGAAACCAATTTCCGCAGCATCGCGAAAGCCGCGCAAGACGGATTCATCGAGGACGAGGACCAGACGGAACCGAAGGCGAAAGCCTCGTTTACCGTCGAGTGGGACAGCCTCGCGCAAGCGCCGAAGGTCGGCGTGAAGATCGCGTGGAGCGTGCGATTCAAAGACGAGTCGGAGACGGAGATCGATCCGCTGCAAAGCAAGCTGGGGCTGGAGGTGCAGCCATGAGCGCGCCAATCAACGACGGTGGACCGGCGTTTCCTCATTTCAAAACCGATCCTTTTTCAAGTAAAGTTGAAATTTGCCCGCAAGGCGGCATGACGCTGCGCGACTGGTTCGCGGGACAGGCGTTGGCGGGATTGCTGAGCGACCAAACAATTAAGTGCATGCCCGATGATTTTGCGGAATCTGCCTATCTAGCAGCCGACGCAATGCTCGCAGCACGGGAGGCCACCAAATGAGCGCCGAAACAATCGAACAATACCACGCCAACCCGGCGATCAGTCACAGCAAGCTGGAGTGCTACCGCAGGCGGCCGGCGCTCTACTTCAAGAAATACGTCGCGAAGACGCTGGCGCCACCCGAGGACACCGGCGCTTTCCGACTCGGCTCGGCGGTGCATTGCGCGGTGCTCGAAGAAAAGGAATTCGCCTCGCGTTACATTCTGCGGCCGGATTGCGACCGGCGCACGAAGGAGGGCAAAATTCAGTTCGCCGAATTCAGCGCACAGCACGCGGACAAGACGCTCCTCGACCACGAAGAGATGGCACAGGTCGTCTCCATGCGCGAGGCGGTGGCGGCGCATCCGATCGCGTCACGGCTGCTCGCGGAAGGGATGCCAGAGATGACTTGGCGCAAGTTGCAGCCAAACGCTCTGGGCGCTCTGCAATGTCGCACGGACTGGTTCGCTCCATGCGGCTGCGACATCAGCGAGTTTCACCCTTACGCGCTGGACGTGAAGACGGTCGAGAGCCTCGACTCCGATGCGTTCCGCAACTTCGAGCGTGCGGCGTTCAGCTACGGCTATCATCGGCAAGCGGGATTCTATCTGCCGCTCATCAACGAAATCTTGGGCTATCCGGTCTCTCGGATGTATTACGTAGCGGTCGAGAAGTGCGAGCCTTACGGCGTCGCGGTTTACAAGCTCTCGGACGACGCGATTGCGCGCGGTCAGGACGAGAACATCGCGGACCTCGTGCGGCTCAAGCGCAGCCTCGAAACGAACGACTGGCCGAACATCGAGCCGACGATTCACGAACTGAAACTGCCGGGCTGGTATGACAAACAGCGATGAAGACCAACCTCGCATACAACTGGCGCATCATGCTCGTCAGTCCGGAGCATCGAATCACGGCGCATAAGACGTGCACCTACGAACAGGCGCTGATCGCGGCGGATGAACTTGAGACCGAAGTCGAGTGGCTCGTGACGGGCGTGTTTATCTCGCGAATGCCATGAGCGACTTAATCACAATCGCCACCGTCACGCTCTGCACCGGCATCGGATATTACGTCGGCCACGCGCTCGGCAAACGACGCGGGCGAGACGAGCAATGGGTCAGCGACTACCTCGCTTACGAACGCAAAACACAGGCCGGACGGGACAATCTCGGACGGTTCAAAAAACGAAAGGCAAATTATGGTAAGATCAAAATCCCAGCATCAAAAAACGAATCATGAGATTGATCGGCGGCTGCTCGAAATGCAGTCACCGAGCGAGATCGTCCGCGTCATGCGAGGCGCAACTCTGAGCAATGTCCACGCGAGAGCGCGGAGGCTCGGGCTGGCGCTGCACCGCATCACGCCGGCCGAGCGGGATCATCTCGTCTGGCTGCGGAAGGGGGCGAAGAAATGAACAAAGAAAAACAACGTATCGCCATCGCGGAAGCGTGTGGCTGGAAGATGCACGATCACCCCGACGCAATGAAGCTCAAGCAGGGTTGGACCATGCCAGAGAAGTGGTGCATGGACCCAAAGGGCGTTTTGCGCTTTAACCATCACACCCCCGACTACCTCCACGACCTTAACGCCATCCATGAGGCGGAGAAGGTGCTGAACAACGTCCAGCGAGAGCGGTATCGCACTGAGCTGGTTTACAGCCAAGCCGGAAGAGATGTGTTTGCGACCGCCGCCCAACGCGCAGAGGCTTTTCTCATCACGATTGGCAAATGGGAGTACGACAAATGAACACCTTCATTTTCGGCGACCCGAAGGGCCAACCGAGGGCGCGAGCCTTCGCCCGCAAGATGGGCGCGAAGCACGTTGCGCGGATGTATGAAAGCGACGTGGCGGACGCGTGGAAGCGCGCCGTGGACCTCGGGATCGAGCGCGAGCTAAAGGCGGCGGCGGTGATGGCCGATCCGTTTGGAGCGTTCGACTGCAAACTGATGTTTTTCTTTCGCCGGCCGAAGTCGCATTACGGCAAGGCTGGGCACGTGAAGGCGAGCGCACCCGTTTGCCACGTCAGCAAGCCGGACGCGGACAATCTCGCTAAGCTTGTGCTGGACCGCATCACGCGGGGCGGGCGGATCTGGCGGGACGACTCGCAGGTCGCGAAACTCCACGTCGAAAAATATTGGGCGATCACCGACGCCAGAATTGGGGTTTACGTGAGCGTGCAGCGATTCGAGGGGAGCGAGGCTTGACGCGTGGAGCGGATCGCATAAACAGGAACCGAGGCCGTGAAAAGCCTACAACCACTAATGACTGTTCAAACTTTAGCCAGCCAATCGCGCGGAGGCATTCAGTGGTGCCAATTTTCACCCGCGCGTTTGGTTGGCTTTTTTTTATGAACTGGATCAATATCAAAACTTCGGACCTTCGCGCTCCGCAATTTATCGGCTCCGACCCAACGGCTCGCGGGACATGGGTGGCCGTGCTCGGTTATTGCTACGAGCAGGAAAACGGCGGACTCATCGCAGGCTGCAAGACGTGGAAAGATCGACAGTGGCAACAGGTCTGCGGCGTAACGCGTGAGGAAATCGACGGGGCGCAAAGCCTCATGGGTTGGCAAGACGACGATCTTCGAGTCTGGGGCTATCCGTCTGACTTGGAGGACGAAATCAAACGCAAGCGCGAGGCTGGTCGCAAGGGAGGCCAAGCACGAACCCAAGCAAAGATCGAAGCATCGAAGGCCAACGGAGCGAAGCATAACCCAAGCATAACCCAAGCAGAACCTAAGCAGGAACCCAACGTAATAGTAATAGAAAGAGTAATAGAAAAGAAAGAGAAGGAGGGAAAGGATGTCGCGGAGGTTTCCGCGATCAGCGACGAGGACTGGCTGAATCAACTGGCAACCAATTCGGCTTACAGCCTCATCGACGTTCGCCGCGAGTATTCCAAGATGCAGACGTGGTGCAGCGTTAACCGCAAGATGCCGACACGTCGCAGATTCGTCGCATGGCTGAACCGCATCGAAAAACCGATGGACGCAGCGAAAGGAAGCCGGGCGCATGAAAGCATCATCGACCGCTCCTGATCCATCGCCCGCGGAGCGCCGGCTGATCGCGGCGTGCATGGCTGGCGGCGTGCAGACCGTGGCCAACTCGGTAAACCAAGGTATCAGCGCCGAGACCTTCGCCGACCCGATGCTCGGGATTATCTGGCAGGCTCTGGTGCAGACCGCGACCGAGGACAAGGACACGCACGTTTTTAAAGTTGGCCGGCGCGCCTTTGGTTCGGCCATCGATGCCGAGAGCATGGGCCAACTGGCGGAGATCGCCGCGCTTGAGCCGACATCGATCTTTGCGAAGCAGCTGACCATCGAAGTCATCGACGCGAACAAGCGCCGCAAGGCCGTCACCAAGCTCGCTCAAGCGCTCGGCGCAGTCACTCCACGCGAGGGCGGCGAGTGGGATGAGGACTGGTCGGCCGCACGGAAAGCGATTCACGAGGCCGAGCTGGCGGTTTCGATCCAAGGCGCGACCAAGAGCCTCTCGGCAATCGTGGACGAATACATTTACGACGAGACGCACGGCAAGGAGGCCGGAGTCGTCGGGACTGGATTGCCGCACTGCGACGAGTATTTCGGGAAGATCCGAGGCGGCGAGGTCTGCGTGATTGCAGGCCGGCCAGGCGTCGGGAAGACGGCGCTCGCGATCCAGATGGCTGACTCAGTTGTGCGCGGCGGCGGGAAGGCCATGATCGTCTCGCTTGAAATGCAGGCGCGGGACTTGGTCGGCCGGCTCGCGAAGCAACGACTGGGGCGAAGCGCCGGCATCGTGCGAGGCTGCACCGCGGCCGAGTATCAATCGGCTAAGACCTCGTGGATTGCGTCGGCGCAGAAGATGAAAGCGGACGAGAAGCGGCTGCACATCTTCGAGGTGCGTCAGGTCAAGTCAGTGTCGGACATTGAGGACCGGGTGGCGATGCTCAAGGCCGCGGACGCTCTGCCGCACGTGGTCGTCATCGACTACCTGCAACTGCTGCACGCCGAGGACTCACGCGCACCACGCGAGCAACAGGTGGCGCTCATGTCGCGCCGGATAAAACTCATGGCGCTGAATTTCAACGTGGCCGTGATTCTGCTCTCGCAGCTCAACCGGGACGCGGAGAAGGACGGCAGCCGGCCGAAGCTCTCGGGTTTGCGCGAGTCAGGCGCAATCGAGCAGGACGCAGATCGGGTCTGGTTGCTCTATCCTGACCCTGAAGTCATGGCGGTTCCTGACGCGCCGACGGTGCAGGTCGTCATCGACCAAGCGAAGAACCGAAACGGAGCGGGCGGGATCGCCAAGGTGGTCGAGTTCTTCAAACCAAGCTTTTCATTCCACAAAAAACTATGAGGCTCTACGACGAACAAAATCGGCTGCACGCGGAGGGCGGACCGGCAGTCACCAACCCAGACGGCTCGTGCGTGTGGTATTATCACGGGAAGATTCACCGAATCGACGGGCCTGCCGTGCGGCTCGTCTCGGCTGACGGCAGCATCGAAGAACAGTTTTGGATCAACGGGACCGAGATCGTTGCGCCGCAACTTTAACCATGAAACAAACCAAAGAAGAAATCGAAGCGCAGATAATTGCGCTGCTCCAAAGACGGACCGGGCATCAGCGCGTCTTGCGTTCGGTGACGCACGCACTCGAAACGCTCGAAAAGGAACTCGCCGAGCTTCTGCAACAACTCGCCAAATATTCTCAACCATGAAATCCAACACACAAAACATCCAGCGCGGGCCAATGGCCGACGCTTTCGATATCTTGAGCCGGCATCAGACCGATATCAACGAGCACCTGCCGATGCTCTATTTCCTCGCGTCGCAATGCGACCACGTGACCGAGTTCGGCGTGAGGACCGGCGCAAGCACGCTGGCGTTTCTGCACGGACTGCAAGGCAGGCCGGCAACGCTCCGGAGCTATGACATCAACGACAATTTTGGCGTGCACAAGCCGCTGGCACCGCATACTTCGGTCGATTGGCAGTTTGCCGTCTGCTCCACGCTAGCAATCTCGCAGATTGAGCCGACGGACCTGCTCTTCGTCGACACGCTGCACCGCTACGACCAAGTGCGGCAGGAGCTGGCGTTGCACGGAGACGCGGTTCGGCGCTGGATTGTTTTCCACGATACCGAGACGTTCGGCGTAACGGGAGACGACGGCGGCGAGGGCATCAATCGGGCTATTGAGGAGTGGCTGGACGCAAAGCCGGAGTGGCGGATCGTTTACCGGACGCACCGGAACAACGGGCTGACCGTGATTGAGCGTGAGGCTGAAACGCGTTCGTGATTGACACGGAGCGCAATGCGTCAAAAGCGATGCGGCAACACATGACGACGCAACAAACACACGACCAAGATCAACGAGAACTCGAGGCTTTGCGATTCTCAGCACGGGCGGCGAGGGCCATCACGACGCTGGAGATGCAGCGGAAAACGATCACCCGCGAATATGGCGAGCGGATCAAGAAGATCAGAGCGCTCATCCTGATCCTGCAGCAGCGCGAGAGCATCGGGCAGCTCGGGATCGACGGGATCAACGCGGTGGAGATTTCGCCGGAGCTGAAGAAATTGATTCACAACCCGGTCGGTGACCTGACGTGATCACCGCGACATACGACCGCGCGGCGACCTTCGATGCGTCTTACGACGGCGCACGGTCGGACGCGGGTCGGCTATCGGCGGAGATCATGGAGCGGCTCGTTGAGCTGCACGAGCTGCGGATGACGAGCGCGGCCGACCTATGCCGCAGGCTCGGGACGTTGGCGGATCTATCGC